TAATCAACCATTTTGGTTACTGCCCCAACTGCGGGGCGAAAATGGACGGAGGTGCGGACAATGGCTGAATACATTAAGCGGGAGGCGTTGCTGGACAGCATTTGCTATGAAACGTGCGGGATAGCGTTTTGCGGCGCTACGAACTGTGCTTTTATGGAAAAGGTTTGCTCTGCGCCCGTTGCCGACGTTGCGCCCGTGGTGCATGGGCGGTGGATTTCGTGGGAAGAAGCAGGAAACTTTGTTCCCTCACCAGACAGGCACGAGTGCTCTGTTTGCCACGATGCGGCGCAAGTGCTTGTAAATGGGTTTGAATTGTTGTCGGATTACTGCCCCAACTGCGGCGCGAAGATGGACGGAGGTGATGGCGATGCGAAATCCATGTAAGGACTGCATCTATTACCATAAAGAGAACGGGACTTGCCAGTCGAAAAAATGTGCTACTGGCGGCAGCGGAAAAGTGTCTTGGGTCGATAGACTGTTTTGTTCTCCATGCAAAAAGAACGGAGGGGACAAGCGATGCGGGTAATTGACGCGGATAAATTCATTCTGGCCCTTATGGATGCGTCCCTATCTTCAGTTGACGAGGATACAATCCTTGATTTGATCGATAGCGTCCCCACCGTGGATGCCGTGCCGGTGGTGCGGTGTAAGGAATGCGCCGAGTTCCAGCAAAAAGGGAAATATTATAATGGGACGCCATTCGGTTATTGCTATCACTGGGATTATGAAGAAGGCTCATCTCCAAACAAAGTGGATGGTAACGATTTTTGCAGCTACGGTAAGCGGAGGGAGGACGCATGATTCGCATCATCATCGACATTGAAGACCACGGCGACAAGCTGGCGACCAAGGAGGCTGTGGCAATGGCGCTTGAGCAGTTCGGCAAGGTGCGCGTCGTCCTCGTATCGGACGGGAGGGGAAAATGAGCCTGACGGCATCTGACCTTGCACGTCTCGGGCCCGCGGCACAAAAACAGGTGGTTGAAAAGGTACTTGCTCAAAAAACGGGCAAGTACCACAACCGCAAAACCGTGCGGCACGGCATCACGTTTGACAGCAAGCACGAGGCTGACCGCTATGATGAGCTGCGGATGCTGCTGAAAACGGGGGAAATACACGATTTGAAGCTACAGCAGACATACAAGCTCGTGGGGGCGCAGAGAACGCCAACAGGAGCCGCTGTGAGGGCAGTTACATACATAGCCGACTTCGTGTATACCCGTGACGGGAAAACGATTGTAGAGGACGCAAAGGGCTTTAAGACAAAGGACTATATCATCAAGAAAAAACTGATGCTGGAGCGATTCGGCATTTGGGTGGAGGAAGTGTAAATGGCAGAACAAAGTTCGACGCTGTGTTGGTCGTGCAAATACGCCTGCGGAAAATGCCCCTGGTCGGAATGCGACAAGGAAACGCGGAAGCTGAAGTGGCAGCCGGTGGAAGGTTGGCGCGCGATCAGAACAAAGGTTTTGATGAATTCATGCGGCGGCGCTCGCAGGCATTACGAAACAAGCTACATTGTCACGGCCTGCCCGCAGTACGAGGTGGGATGAAATGAGCTGCTTTAACTGTCAGGAGCGGCACGTCGGCTGTCATTCGACCTGTGAACGATATGCTGCGTGGCTGCGAGAAAAGAAAGAGTCAAAAAGCAACGAAATGGCCAGCATAGCCGAAGAAAGCGCGATGATCAATTACATTCAAAGGTCAAAAGACCGATACAAACGGAGGGTGGGGAGAAAATGATCGAATATCCCTATTGCGTCTATCCGGCGCTGAAAAAGGTATTTTGCGAGCGGCAGTACACGCGCCGCCAGCTTGCCGAGGCGGTAGGCATTTCCAAAAGCAACATCTGGTGGTGGCTGTCGGGCAACAATCAGCATACCATCGACGTGATCAAAGGCATCCTCAGAGAGAGCGGCCTGACGTTTGAGGAAGCGTTCGGAGGTGCGGAATGAAGGTAGGCGACAAGGTGCGGGCGCAGTTCATGACGGTGCCGGAGGAGTTCCCGGGCAAGGCGCGCGGCGAAAAGCTATACCCGATCCGCACCGGCGTGGTGACGTACATCCATCCGCAGAGGCGCTATGTGACCGTGGCGATCATGGTAGACGGCAAGGAGATCAAAGAGAGTTTCCGACCGGAGGAGGTGCTGGCATGAACGCGTTTCCCGAGCGCTTGAAGCGCTTACGGGAGAGAAAGAGAATAAAGCAATATGTCCTATCTGAACTGTGCGGTCTGCACCGTGACGCGGTGAGGCGGTACGAGGCGGGGGAGGCTACGCCCACAACGGACGCATTGGAAAGCATCGCCGATAAATTCGGGGTATCGGTCGATTATCTGCTCGGAAGGACGGATAATCCGATGACCGTGGACGATTATCTAAAAAAATTTTGAAAATTCCCCTTTTAAGGGGAAAAATAAGAAAAACCTATGCAAAAATAGAGGCGTGATGAGGCGAGGCTCTTCACGCCTCTGCTTTTTCATCTGTTTCCTCCTCCCTTGATAGCCCGCCCTTCGGGGCGGGCGGTTGAGGGCAACATGCGGCATAGGCGCCCCGTAAGGGGAGACCACAGCGAGTGACGCCGAATGATGGCTGAAGCGCTAAAGCAGGGCAGGGCTGCAATGCCGTACCAGATGTGCCCTTCGGGGCGGGTAAAGTCTGCTATGTAAGGCCAAGGGGCGGGGGCTGGTAGCAAATAAATGCGACAAAAGAGGTGGTGGTGAGTGCCATTAACAGCAAAACAAGAGAGGTTCGTGCAAGAGTATCTTGTGGACTTAAATGCCACTCAGGCCGCCGCGAGAGCCGGTTACAAGAATGCTGAAAAGGGTAGGCAGTTAGTTACGAATAGTAACGTTTCGGCTGCTATCCAGAAAGCAAAGGCAGAAAGGCAGAAACGGACGGAAGTAACGCAGGACTATGTTATAGAAAAACTCAAAGAAATCGCAGACAAGCCTGCGTCTGATTGCACGGAAAGCGATTTGAAATACGCGAATAAGCTAAAAGCGCTTGAAATGCTAGCGAAGCATACGGGCGTGTTCGACAAACAAGACAACACAAGCGCCGATTCCGTTGTCAAGGTGATTATTGATGTCTGACATTCGTTTATCCGAGAAAATCGGCCCTGCGTTTTACGATATCGCGCATGATGTTTTTTGTCATGGGCATACGCACTACGATTTCAGCGGCGGGCGCGGGTCGTTGAAGTCTTCCACGGTATCAATTCTTGTTCCGATTCTACTGGTTGGAAATCCGGGCACTCACGCGCTCGTTCTGCGCAAAGTAGCAAACACCATCCGTGACAGCGTGTACGCGCAGTATATCTGGGCAATCGGTGAGCTGGGCATGGCGGCGTATTGGGAAGCGAAAGTTTCCCCGATGGAGCTGATCTACAAGCCGACGGGACAGAAGATCATGTTTCGCGGCGCGGATGACCCCATGAAGATCAAGTCTATCAAGGTTCCGTTTGGCTATATCGCCGTGACGCACTTTGAAGAGAAAGACCAGTTTGCTGGACGCGCAGAGATACGAAACATTTTGCAGTCCACAATGCGCGGCGGCTCGGTGTTTTGGAATTTTGAAAGCTATAACCCGCCTATTTCGCGCGACAACTGGGCGAACAAGGACAGTTTGGAAGAGCGCGCTGACCGGCTTTGCCACAAGTCAACATATCTGCAAGCGCCGCCTGAATGGTTGGGCGAACAGTTTCTTGCGGAAGCGGAACACCTGAAGGAGACGGACGAGCGCGCATATCAGCACGAATATCTCGGTATTCCGGTCGGCACGGGTGGCAATGTGTTTGAAAATTTGGAGCTGCGAGAGATTACCGACGAGGAAATGTCGCACTTTGACCAAATCTATCAGGGCGTTGACTATGGGTGGTTCCCTGATCCGTTCGCCTTTATCCGGCTGCACTACGACCGTGCGAGAGAGACCATTTACCTGATGGACGAGATATACCAAAACAAGCTCACAAACGAGGCAAGCGGGAACATCATCATCCAGCGCGGGTACAAAGATGCTTATATCACTTGCGACAGCGCTGAGCCTAAGAGTGTAGCGGACTACCGCGCTATGGGGCTTCCAGCAAAGGCGTCGGTCAAAGGCCCCGGTTCTGTTGACTACGGTATGAAGTGGCTCCAGCGGCGCAAGATCGTCATAGACCGGAAACGCACGCCAAACGCATATAACGAGTTCGTGAATTACGAATATGAACGGAATAAAGACGGCGACATCATCAGCGGGTATCCTGATGCAAATAACCATTTGATCGATGCCACAAGATACGCTTTAGAGCGTATTTCTCGCCAGATGGGAGTTATCGCATGAGCAATGCAGTTATCTTAAAACTTAGCGAGCTTGGCTATACCACGATCCCCGAATCGTTTTACAGCAAGGTTGCGGAGTGGAAAAGCTGGTATCAGGGGAATGTAAAGGGCTTCCACAATTACCGCGTCCGTAACGGTGAAAGCATGGTCAACTGCAAGCGGTATTCCCTCGGAATGGGAAAGAAGCTGTGCGAGGATTGGGCGAATCTGCTCATGAACGAGAAAGTGCAGATAACGCTTGAAGGGAATAAGGAGCAGGAATTTATTGACCGCATCTTGACGGAGAACAATTTTACCGTTAAGGCGAATGAGATGCAGGAAATGAAGTCTGCGCTTGGCACGGTGGCATACATTCCCCGCGTGGTGGGGCAGGAGGTCAACGAGAGCGGCGAGATCGTACCCGGCAACGCCTCCGGCATTGTGCTAGACTATGTGACCATCGAAAATATCTATCCGCTGGCATGGCAGAATGGATATATCAGCGAGTGCGCGTTTTCCTCTGTAGTTACAAGGGGTGGGCGCGATTACCTCTATCTGCAAATCCATCGCAAAGAGGATGGCGGCGAATACGTCATTGAGAACCGCATTTATCGGTATGAAAATGAGCAACTTGCAGACGAAGCGCTGACCAATGTTAAGGGCTTTGAGCGCATCCCCCCTGTTGTGCATACCGGAAGCGATAAGCGTCAATTTGTCATTGACCGACCCAACATTGCGAATAACTTTAACTATTTGCTTCCGACCGGCATTTCGGTGTATGCAAATACTATCGACGTAATGCAGGGCGTGGATATTGCTTATGATAGCTACGTCAATGAGTTCAAGCTCGGGAAAAAGCGCATTATGGTGAAACCATCTGCAGCGAAGTACCTTGACGGAGAGCCGGTATTTGATTCAAGCGACGTCGCGTTTTACGTTCTTCCGGAGGACGTAAACGACGGTGCGGTTATTACGCCGATTGATATGACATTGCGGACGGCGGAGCACAACACCGGCATTCAGGATCAGCTCAACATTTTGTCCAGCAAGTGCGGCTTCGGTGAGACCTATTACCGCTTTGACGGTGGCAGCGTAGCAACTGCCACACAAGTCATCAGCGAAAACTCTACCATGTTCCGCACCATCAAAAAGATGGAGATCGTTCTGGAGCAGGCGCTGGTGGAGCTGTGCCGTATCTTGCTGCGGCTGGGCAACACGGCCATGAATGCTGGGCTAAATGAGGACGTGGCGATTTCCATCGACTTCGATGACAGCATTATTGAGGACAAGCAAACCGACTTTTCCCGTGATATGCAGCTTCTCAGTGCGGGCATTATGAACGATTGGGAGTTCCGCATGAAGTGGATGAACGAGGACGAGGCGACCGCAAAGGCGGCGCTGCCGAAGATGCAGGACATGACCACGGAGCAGCAGAGCGAAGTGGAATGAGGTGACAGGCAGTGCCGAAATACCCATTCACCCCCGAACTGCTGGATGCCATGCCGGAAGAGCTGGCGGAGCTGTACCGTGGACTTGAGGACACGATGCTAATGGAGATATGTTCCCGGCTGAGGCTGCGGGACGAGCTAAACGAGGTCACGGTGCAGGACATCAAGGCGCTGCGGTCACATGGCATCGACCTGAAGGACATCGAAAAAGCGATCCGAAAGACCATTGGCATCAGCGAGAAGAAGTTGAACGAGCTGATAGACGATGTGGTGGAGCGCAACCAAAAGTATTACACCGAGGTCATAGACCTTGCCCGTGTAACACAGCCTGACGTGCTGGTGGATGCGACCACTATTGACGCGATAAAACGGCAGACGAAAAACGTGTTCCGTAACATTACTGCGTCTATGGGCTTTTTGGTAGATGCGGGGCGGACGATGCTGCCCCCCGCAAAGGCGTACCAGTGGGCTTTAGATGCTGCTACGTTGAAAGTAGAAAGCGGGGCTATTTCTTATGGGCAAGCCATCAAAGACGCCGTTAGGGAGCTTGCAAGTGGCGGCCTGCGCGTGGTGGACTATGAGAGCGGACACCGTGACCATGTAGACGTAGCTGTCCGGCGTGCCGTAATGACAGGCGTATCGCAGCTGTGCAGTAAGTACACGGAGCAAGCGGCGGAATACTTAGAAACGCCGTATTATGAAGTGTCTGCCCACGCCGGGGCGCGTGATGTGCCGGGGCGGTCGCCCTGGTCATCGCACAAGGACTGGCAAGGCAAAGTGTATTCCACACGCAGCGGCGACATCTATCCAAACATTTACGAGGTCTGCGGTCTGGGTGCTGTGGATGGCCTGGAAGGAGCTAACTGCCGCCACCGCCGTTTCCCCTGGGTGGAGGGCGTAAGTGAGCGCACATACAATGACGAACAGCTTGAGCATATCGACGATGGTCTAGGCTGTACGTTTGAGGGAAAGACCTATACGGCATACGAGACCACGCAGGAGCAGCGAAAGGTGGAGCGCACCATACGCAAGTTCAAGCGCGAAAAAGCCGCCTACAAGGCCGCAGGATTGCGCGAAGAAGAACAGGCGGTAAATATAAGGCTGCGGCGGTTAAACGCCAAATACAAGGCGTTCAGCGCGGCGGCAGGGTTACCGGAGCAGCGGGAAAGGATGAAGGTGCTGTATGATTGACGAAAAACTAAAAACCGCCATCGAAAAGGCGCTTGCCGCCGGTTGTCGGGTACAGCTAAAGCGAATGAAAGACGGTAGCGTAAAAGCGCAGGTCATCAAAGCGGAAGAATTGAAAAAATAATCTCATAAATCCTCTTGACATTGTAACTAACTACAAATATAATGTAGTTAGCCACAACGGAGGTGATGAAATGGCTGAAAAAAGCCGCGCCGAATACTTCCGAGAGCGCAGGAAAGCCATGAAGCAATTAGTTTTTATGGTTGACAAGGAAAAGGCCGAAGCACTCGATAGAAAACTCGCCGAAAAGGGCGAGGGCCGAACGGAGTGGTTCAGAAAGAAGCTTGAAGAAGAAATCGGCAAATAAAAAGAACGCCCACCGTCCGACCAAGACAACGTGAGCGTTCAAATCACAACAGGTTTCCCCGTTGGTAAATCTCATTCTATCATCGTGGAAGCCTCAAAGTCAAGAGAAATGAGGTTTTATTATGCTTACTGTTAGAGAAGCCTGCGAGCTTATCCACGACCCGAAAGAAGTTGATGTTGCCGTGAATGGAGGCGCATATTCGCTTTTCCGTGCTGGCACGTCCGGATATGACGATGTTATGGTCGAAGTATTCGGGGACTATATTGTGAAAGATATTTTCTGCGGCAAAGAGGGGAGCTTTGAGCTTGAGATCAAAATGCGCCCGATGAAGAAGGAGGACATTGCATGAACGAACTAATGATTTTCAACAATCCCGAATTTGGGAATATTCGCACGATGGAACGCGACGGTACGCCGTGGTTCGTCGGTAAGGACGTTGCGGAAGCGCTTGGGTACAGTAATTCGCGCGATGCGGTGTCTACCCATGTAGATGGTGAGGACAAAGCCACCGTCGCGTTTCACGACGGCAGCCAAAACAGAAACATGGTAGTTATCAACGAAAGCGGCCTTTACGCCCTCGTCCTCGGCTCTAAGCTGCCGACGGCGAAAAAGTTCAAACGATGGGTGACAAGTGAGGTTATCCCCAGCATACGCAAGCACGGCGGCTACATTAACGGGCAGGAGAACATGACGCCGGAGGAGCTAATGGCATCGGCGTTGCTGATGGCACAGAAAACGCTTGCGGATCGCGACGCTCGCATTTCCACGCTTACTGTGGAAAATCAGATCATGCTCCCGAAAGCCGAGTATTTTGACCAGCTTGTGGAGAGAAATACGCTGCTGAATTTCCGCGAGACCGCAAAGGCGTTGGACGTTCCGCCTAAGAAGTTCGTTTCTTTCCTGCTGGAAAAGAAGTACGTTTACCGTGACAAAAAGGGCAAGCTGCTCCCGTATGAACACAAGAACGACGGCCTTTTCGAAGTCAAAGAATCGGTAAACGAAAAGACGAATTGGAGCGGCGCACAGACGCTTATCACGCCGAAAGGCAGAGAAACATTCCGCTTGCTGTTTTTGGGCGTGGCGTGATATAATATCAGCAAGTAAATAACGCACGCAGCGCAATTGAGCGCGCGGAACGGCACGATGAGCCAACTACTGAGAAATTCTCGGTGGTTGGCTCTTTTGTTTTATCGATCATGCCGAGAGGCGTAAAACCGCAGGGCGACGGCCCTGACAATAAACGGAGGTATTTAACAATGAGCGAACCTAATCCTAATCCGAATCCCAACCCGGCGCCTTCGCCGGAGCCGTCCCCTGCTAAGACCTTCACGCAGGAGGAAGTGGACGCCATGATTGGCAAACGCCTTGCAAAGGCGATGAAGGGCATGCCCAGCGATGACGAGTTGACCGCGTATCGCACATGGAAAGAAAGCCAGCAGACTGAGCAGGAGCGGCAGGCCAAGCGCGACAAGGAATTTGCGGACAACAAGTCCGCTCTGACCGCAGCGCAGGCCGAAGTGCAGCAACTCAAGCGCGAGAAGTATGTGCTTTCCAAGGGGCTGACCGGCGAGGAAGCGGAGTTTATCTCCTTCAAGGCTGAAAAGATGGTGGATGACAAGACCACCTTTGAACAGGCCGTGGATAAACTCACAGAAAACCGGCAGAAGGTCAAATTCGATTGGACTGCCCCCGCTGGCGGCGGCAGCGAAAAGAACAATGTCAATGCCGCGATGAACAATCTGATCCGCGGCGCACTCAAGTAACGAAAAGGAGATTACAACATGGCAAGTATTGATCGTTCCGCACTTTCCGGCCTTATCCCGGAACCTGTAACCCGCGAAATCATGCAGGGCGCTATCGCCGAATCTGCCGTTCTTCGTATGGGCCGTAGACTGGCGAATATGTCCAGCAAGACGCAGACCATCAACGTGCTCGACGCGCTTCCCTCCGCGTATTTCGTCAACGGCGAAGCGACCGGCGACGGCGCTGGCGACGCCTTCAAGCAGACCACCAAGATGGCGTGGGACAAGAAGAAGCTGTACGCCGAGGAAATCGCTGTTATTGTCCCCATTCCCGAGGCTGCTCTCGATGATGCGGACTATGACATTTGGGGCGAGGTCAAGCCCCGTTTGACCGAGGCTTTCGGCAAGGTCATCGACGCGGCTATCCTGTTCGGCACGAACAAGCCGAGCACTTGGCGCACTGGCGTTGTTCCTGCTGCTGTCGCTGCTGGCAACGGCGTGCCCATCAGCTCCGACATTTTTAGTGACATCATGGGCGAGAACGGCCTGATCGCCAAGGTCGAGCTGGACGGCTTTAACCCCAACGGCGTGATGTCCGCCATTCAGATGCGCGGCAAGCTCCGTGGTCTGAAGGACACCACCGGCCAGCCTATCTTTAAGTCCGATATGCAGGGATCTACCCGCTACGGTCTTGACGGCATGGATATGTATTTCCCCATGAACGGCGCGTTCGATCCCGCGCAGGCGCAGATGATTGTCGGTGACTGGAGCCAGCTCGTCTACGCCATCCGTCAGGACATGACGTTCAAGATTTTCACCGAGGGTGTTATCCAGGACCCCACCACCAAGGCCATCACTTACAACCTGATGCAGAACGACATGGTGGCGCTGCGTGCGGTCATGCGTCTCGGCTGGGAGATCGCGAATCCCGTCAATGCTTACAACGTAGACAAGGCTGACCCGTTCCCGTTCTCCGTGTACGGAAAGGGCGGCGACATCTCCGCTGTTACCGTCTCGCCCGCTACCGCGACGATGGCAAAGGGCGACAGCAAGGCATTTACTGCTGCCGTTACCGGCGAGGGCATTATCAACGGTGAGGTCGAGTGGAGCCAGAACGGCACGAAGTCCAAGATCAGCGAAGACGGCTTGCTGACTATTGACTCCGCTGAGACTAAGACCAGTATCACCGTCACGGCCAAGTCCAAGCAGGACAGCACCAAGACCGGAACTGCTACCGTTACCGTTTCTTGATCTGAAAGGAGCTGACCCGTATGACATACGCTGATTATACATACTACGCCGGTGCCTATATGGGCGCTGTGAGCGCGGAAGATTTTCCGCGTCTGGCTGTCTGGGCCAGCTCCTTCCTCGATTATTACACGCAGAACCGGGCAAAGGACAACGCAGAACTGGACGCGGTAAAGATGTGCTGCTGTGCGCTGGTTGACAAGTACGCGGTCATCGAGGCGGCGCAGGCGCTTGCCATGAAAAACCTTGCAAACGCTGCGGCAAATGACGCGGAAGTCAAAAGCGAAACGGTAGGCAGCTATTCCAGGACGCTTGCAACGGGCGGTGAAGCCGCCGCGGCTGCGCTGAACGCTACGGATGGGGCAAGAAAGCTCCTTGCAGAGACTTGCAGAGAGTATCTTGCTCACACAGGGCTGCTATATCGGGGGAGGTGTTGCGCGTGTACGCTCCCCACACTGTAACGATCTACAACTCCGTCAAGGAAACCGACCCGGCAACATTTAAAGACGTTACTAAGCTCTATGTCACGATTTTACGCGGCGTGCTGTGTGAAGCGTCAAAGGGCGCAAATGTGCGAAAGACCGGGTTAGAGGGTGCGGATGCGGTCAACCTGTATATCCCGTTTTCCGTAGAAGCGATAGACGGGGCGACGGGTAAGCCCAAGAAGTACGTCGGGCCGCAGGAGTTTTACCGTTCCACAGATAAGACCGGACTGTGGACGCTTTCGGTCAACGGCAACGGTGGGGTTACGTTTTTCATCAAGGGTGAGTTTGTCACCGACAAGGAAGATGTGGCGCTTTCACAGGATAACTGCTGGAATCTGACAAAGGTAGATGCAATGGACTTTGGCAGCGAAGATATGCAGCATTGGGAATGCGGAGGCGTATGAGATGGCGCTGAAATTTACCATCAACGTCTCTGGCATGGATGCAGTCAAAGAATCCATTGCAAGCGCTTGCAGTCGCGCAGAACACACGCTTGCGGTACAGGTGGCAAAAGATACCGCGCCATTTGTCCCGATGCGCACAGGATCGTTGAGGACGCGAACGCGGGTATCTGGAAACGAGATCATCTACCCCGGCCCATACGCTCGGTATCTCTATTACGGCAAACTGTACGTTGATCCGCTGACGGGAAGTTCCTATGCGAGAAAAGGCGTAACAAAAGTTCCGGCGGTGCCTGAGAAAGACCTGGAGTTTTGGCATCCAAATACATCTTCGCACTGGTTTGAAGCGTCGAAAGCTCAAAACCTCCCAAAGTGGCTACGTGTAGCAGAAAAGGCGGTAAAGAATGATCTCTAAAGAAAAGACCGTAACGCTTGCGTCAAGCGTTGAAAAATCCGATCTCGACCGCCTTGTATTGATTTGGGCAAACAAATGCCCCAATATCCCTGATAACGTGGAACTGATCAAGTACGAGTATTTCGCGGCGAAAACGGTAGGCATGGCGCTTTCGTCCGTGCAAGGCGCTGTTATCACCAAGAAGTATATCTGCGGCGGGTATCAGGCGGAGTATTCGTTTGAAATCCACTACCAGATCGCGCCTCCGGGGACAAGCGATGACACGCGCTTAAAGGCAGTCGAGGCTTTAAACAAATTTGCGGACTGGGCCCACACACAGCGCCCGGACATTGGAGAGGGGAGACGCGCCCTGCGCGTAGAGACAGCGGCTTTTGCGTCGTATCTCGGCGCAACCAGCGACAAATACGAGGACTATATGGTTCCTCTTAAACTAACATACGAGGTGAATGTATAATGGCAGATTTAACTTTTGCGACCTCCGAAGGCCAGACCATTGACCGCGAGCTTTTGATTGCGTATCTGAATACCGGCACGTCATCGGCTCCCGTTTGGAGCGCCATCGGTAAGCGCGTGGAAGATTCCACCGAGGAAATGGACTGGGGACAGGAGAGCAAGCAGGACATTCTCGGCAACACCTTTACCACCATGAAAAAGCCCGTTATCACGCAGACGTTTGACCCGATTCCTTTGGATGCGGGTGACGCGGCGGCGGTCAAGATGTGGAATCTTGCGGTCAAAGATCACGACGCGCAGGCGCTTGCCAATCAGGACATGATGATTGGCCACTTCTACGCCACGAGCGGCGACGCGAAGTTTGCCGAGCGCTATGATTCCTGCGCAATTGCGGTCACGTCCATCGGCGGCGACGGCGGCGGCACGCTCAACATTGCGAGCGAGATCACTTACGGCGGCAACCGGACGCTTGGCACGATTACCAAGAGCGCCAGCGGCGTGACCTTTGCGGCAGATACCTAAAGACAAAGGGGCGGGCATAGACCCGCCCCAATTTGGAGGATATTATGAGCGAAATTATTTCCATCAATTCCGGTGTAGTCCGAAAGACGCTTGAAACGACGGATGGCAAGACCTGTGAGCTGGCCTTTAACGCGACGGACAGCACCTTTGTGGAGAAGCTGTTCAACGCCTTTGATACGCTCGACAAAAAGCAGGAAGCGTACAAGGCGGAGGTCGAAAAGACCGCAAACAAGCGCGAGGTGTTCGAGACGGCCCGCAAGATGGACGAGGAGATGCGCGACATCATCGGCGAGGTCTTTGGCTTCGACATCTGCTCGGCTCTGTTTGGAGGCATGAACGTGTACGCGCTGGCGGACGGCCTGCCTGTTTGGGCCAACCTGATGCTCGCCATCATGGATGAGGTGGATACCGCATTCTCCCGTGAGCAGAAGGCGACCAATCCGCGCATCAGCAAGTACACGAAGAAGTATCACAAGTGAGATACGACCTTCCGACCACCGTAGAGGTGAACGGCACGGAATACCCGGTTCGAACGGATTTTCGGGACATCCTGACCATTATTGAAGCGCTCTCCGACGCGGAGTTGAGCGAGCAGGAAAAGGCCGAAACGATGCTCGACATTTTCTACCCGGACTTTGAGACGATGCCGCCGGACGATTACGAAGAAGCGATAAAGCAATGCGCTCTGTTCATCAATTGCGGCGATGGCCCGCGAGACGAAAAGCGCGGGCCGAAGCTGATGGATTGGCAGCAGGATTTCCCGTTGCTCGTGGCTCCAATCAATCGAGTGCTCGGCAAAGAAGTGCGGTCTGTGGACTATCTGCACTGGTGGACGTGGATCGCGGCGTATCAGGAGATCGGGGACTGCACCTTTGCGCAGGTCGTTTCCATCCGCAGCAAGCGGGCAAAGGGGAAAAAGCTCGATAAGAGCGAGCAGGAATTTTACAAGCAGAATAAGCAGATGGTCGACTTTAAGCGGCAGTACACGGCGCAGGATGAGGACGTTATCAGCAAGTGGATATGAAAAACCGCCCTCCGAAAAGGGCGGCAAAATTCAAGCGTTTGGCATAACGGAAACCGTGTTGCTTGTTTCAAGCGTGTTGTAGTTTTCAGAGTCTAAAACATTTAGCTTAAACTCGACATTTGATATTTCGCTTAATGGGGTTTCACAAAAAACAACAAATGACGCTCTCACATTTTTGGAAGGAAGTGCCGTAATCGGCAAACCCGAACCGCTTTGACAATGCGTGTCATCCACATAGACATCATCAAGCAAATAGATGCATTCCTCGCCCCCGATGTTGCTGATTTTTACATCAATGTAAAAGCAGCCAGTCAATCCGCTTGCCTCCCAGCATTTTAAATATTCGGCGGTGTAATTTTCTCCACTAAATTTAATTGCATCCGTTTCATCTCTTAAATCCTGGGTTTCTTCACTAAGAGAATTTGGCGCTGTGGACGAAACGCTATTTGCATTTGACGCTTCTGAGCCATCCGATGTTGGAAGAGATACGCATACAACAAAAAGAACAAAGAATGTGGCAAGGGATATTAAAGCGATATTCTTCCTCTTTTTCCTGATTGCAAGGATAACCAAAGTGAGCAATGAGACAACAAATCCTGCGATACTTAACAAGCCTAAAATAGCAATCATTTTAATCCCTCCTTTTATCAGAATAGCACATAAAAAATAAAACGCAAGTAGAAAGTGTGGTGATTTTGTGGCGAATGCAGACGGTTCCGTTGTTATCAATACGGAATTAGACGCGAAAAACGCGCAAAAAGAATTGACTGCGCTTGAAAAAAAGATTGATGCACTCAATGAAAAAATCAGCGACAAAAAGCAGGAGCAAATGCCCCTGGTTGAGCAGTCTAAGCAGATCGCAGCAAACCTCGATGCAGCCAAAGCCCAGCTTGACCAAATGCGGAACGGCGACGAGTTTTACACGGCTGGCGCAATAAAGGAGCAAGAGCAAACAGTAAAAGCTCTTCAGAAAGAGTGGGATTCCGTGCAGAACAAAGTAGAGCGCATGGATACCTCGATTGCACGAGACACGCGAAGCCTTGAGCGCATGACTAATAGAGCCGGAGATTTGTCTAAACAAATTATGGCAGCAAAAGAAAACACCAAAGGGATTTCTCCGGCGGCACAGGCAGCCAGTAAACAAATGGACAAATTTGTGAGCCACGTTAAAACGCTCGCCAAAAGAGTGCTTGTTTTTTCGCTTATTACCAAAGCTCTCAGAACGCTAAAGAGCTATATGTGGAGCGCGATCCAGACCAACGATAAGGCGATGGCTGCGGTCGCCAAGCTGAAGGGAGCGTTGCGAACGCTGGCCCAGCCGATCGTCAACGTGGTTGTTCCGGCGTTCACCTTGCTCGTCGACGTCATCACGCGCGTGGTCAACGCCATCTCCGAGCTAGTCTCCATGATCTTTGGAACGACTGCCGAGGAATCTGCAAAGGCAGCCGAAAGCCTTTACGAAGAATCGGACGCGCTGGACAAGACCGGGAAGTCTGCAAAAAAGGCAAGCAAATCCCTTGCGTCGTTCGATGAAATCAACAAATTGTCGGGAAGTCAGGAAGAGAATAAAGCCCCGGACTTCTCAACCGGCATCAACGACCAGCTTAGTGCCATCATGGAGTTGTTTGCCGGCGCGGCCCTGCTGGCGATCGGTGCGGCGCTGGCGTTCTCCGGCGTGAATGTCCCGCTTGGCATTGGGTTAATGGCGATGGGTGCGCTTGCCATTTGGGGTGCGGTCAGCACCGACTGGAGCGCGATCCAAAATGCTTTAAAAGGGCCGATCGGAGCTGTTACGGGCATCTTGTCCGCGGCCCTGCTGGCGATTGGCGCGATTATCCTGTTCTCCGGGGCCAATATTCCTCTTGGTTTGGCGCTCATGGTCGCCGGAGCGATAGGACTGGCGACGGCGGTAGCGGCAAATTGGGACACGATCAAAGCGCTTTTACAAAGCCCGCTTGGCATCGTTACTGCGATCATCAGCTTCGCGCTCCTTGAGATCGGCGCTATCCTGTTGTTCTCCGGTGCGAACATCCCGCTCGGCCTCGGCTTGATGGTCGTGGGCGCGATTGGAATGGCGGCTGTCATTGCGGCGAATTGGGACACTATCAAGGCATTGCTTCAAGGCCCTATCGGAGCTGTTACGGCGATGCTCTCAGCATCCATGCTCGTTCTCGGCGCTGTGCTGGCTTTCAGCGGCGCAAATGTTCCGATTGGTCTCGGCCTTATGATTGCGGGCGCGATCGGGCTGGCTACGTCGGTAGCGGCAAATTGGGACACTATCCAGACCGCCTTGCAAGGCCCCATCGGCGCAATCACGGCGCTCGTCAGCAGCGCATTGCTTGTGCTCGGCATCATCCTAACCCTGACTGGCGTTGCGCTTCCGATCGGCATCGGGCTGATCGCTGCCGGGGCGGTCGGGCTGGTCGCTACGGTCGCGGTCAACTGGAACGCCATCACCGAATACCTTGGCGGCCCAATCGCGGCGATCGTTTCGCTGGTCAGCAGCGCGCTGCTTGTCTTAGGCGTTCTGCTGGTGTTTACCGGTGTAGGCATCCCGCTCGGAATGGGTATGATCGTTGCGGGCGCGGCGGGCCTCGCGTCGGTAGCGGTAATCAATTGGGACTATTTAAAGAACAAGCTCGGTGAGGCGTGGGACGGCATCAAGGAGTGGTGGAATGCCAACGTCGCAAAATACTTTACGATCGAGTATTGGCAGGACTTGGGCAAAAACATCGTCGACGGATTGCTGAATGGCTTGAAATCCGCATTTGAAAGCGTCAAGTCTTGGGCATCCGGCGCGATGGACACCATTAAAAGCGCATTCACCGGCGGCTCAGTCAAGACAAGTATGCCGCCTATCAATTCCGCTTCCATCCCCCGTTTGGCGACCGGCGCGGTTATTCCCCCGAACAGAGAGTTTTTAGCGGTGCTCGGCGACCAAAAGCAGGGGACAAACATTGAGGCTCCCGCGGCTGCTATCGAGGCGGCGGTGGCGCGCGGCATGGCGCAGTATGGCGGCGGCAACCAGACGGCGATCCTCAAGATCGGCGAACAGGAACTGGGGCGTATCATTTTCAGGCTCAACCAAGACCAGGCGCAGCGTGTCGGTATCCAACTGACTTAAAGGCGGAAGATATGAATTACATTAAGCTCAATGGGACATCGTTTGATGTCAACGTAGCAATATCCAAATACAACGAGAACTTCAATGTTTTGGACGGAGAGAATGCCGGACGTTCTAAAGACACCGGGCGAATGATCCGCGATGTGCTCGGAACGTACATTGGACACAAAATTACGGTGTTTCGCCGAGGCGATGATTACCAGAGCTATGATGCATTCTGGAATTACCTGAAGGCGCATTCGGTGGATGACTCCGTGCTACTTGAAGCGGCGGATGGGAACACGACAATTTCCTATCGGGCGTATTATACGAGCGCTTCGCACGACATTGAAAAGGTCGAAAACGGCGTGAATTACTGGGGCGAGATCGAAATCCACTTTATACCCATCGCGCCACAGATTACACCGTAAGGGGGGGCTATGGATTATATTTTAATTGGCTCTTACCAATTCGACCGCGACGCGTCAAAAGACGATATGCGCTTGGATTACTGCTCCGCTTTTCAAGAAATGGCGTTAGACGAGAGCAATCTATCGTTCGATACAGTTAGTGCGGAAATTTACACAAAAACGGCAGGCAAGCTACTTGCTGCGTTGCCGGACAACACCCCAATCGTTATTTATCGAGATAATGCAATCAAAGCGCGATTCGTCAAACGAGGCATTTCGCGCATTGGCCCAAATACGTATTCACTTACCGGTCAATCTCCGATGGGTGCGTTATCGAAAATGCCGCATCCCGGAAGCATTTACACAGGGCAGACCGTCGAGGAAGTAGCAAAAGAAATCTGCGGGAGCATTCCGATTCTCGTAAAAACTGTGTATGCGGGCACCAAACTGTACGGTTGGCTCCCTTACGCAAACGGCAAAGACCGGTCGGCGCGAGACAATCTTGTGCAAGTCTTATTTGCCATCGGCGCGTATCTTCGCACAGACTTAAACGGTGTGCTTCGAATCGAACCGTTGTGGGACGGTGCGGCATCTACAATATCGGTCGACCGCTCGTATTCCGGCGGCACGGTCAAGTATGATTCGCCCATCTCCGCCGTTACCGTCACGGAGCATCAGTACATCGCGGGAACCGACGAAAAGGAGCTGTTTTCCGGCACATCTCAGCAGGGCGACATCATCACCTTCTCCGAGCCGATGCACTCACTCACAGCGACGGGCTTCACCATTTTGGAGAGTGGAGCGAACTACGCCAAAATCTCCGCAGGCTCCGGCTCGCTCAAGGGCAAGACGTACATCCACAACACGCGCCTTGTGACGCAAACCGTCACGGAGAACGCGGCGGAAAACGTCAAGTCCGTCACGGACGCCACGCTCGTCTCCCTTGTCAATTCCTCCGCGGTCGCCAAAAGGCTGGCAGACTATTATAAGTGCCGAGAGACCATCACCAACGGCATTGTAAGCGGGCAGGAGAAGCCCGGACATGTGGTCAGCGTCTATCACCCCTACGATAAAAAGATGGTCTCTGCGTGCATCGTAAGCCTTGACACGACCATGAGCGGCACACTCAAGAGTGAAATGGCGGCGCTCGTCGGCTACCTTCCCCCGCAGCCGGAATCGTCGGAGTATTTTGACGAGCGCGTCATCCTCACAGGCTCGGGCGAGTGGACGGTCCCCGAGGGCGTTACGACCTACACCCGCGTCCTTATCGGCGGGGGCCGCGGCGGCAGCAGCGGCTATCGGGGCGAAAGCCCCGCCGTGCGCACGCCGAAATCATGGACCGAGAAATCTGACGCTCTCAGACGCTACGTCGGCTTTAACCGCGGTGTCTCGCTGGAGGGCGGCAAGGGCGGCGAGCCGGGAGACGCGGGCGATGGCGGCAAGGTGCTGGTTGAAACCGTCACCGACGCCGTACCGGGCGCAAAGGTCTCCTATGCCTGCGGAAGGGGCGGCTACGGCGGCGCCTTTTCGCAGGGCAACGACGCGGGCGCGTTCGGTACCGCGACCACAATGGGCGGCGCAACGAGCGACACAGGCTCGTCGAGCGAGGCGGGCTACACCGACGCGATCACGGGCGAGGTTTTTGCCGCCAAAGGCAAAAGCGGCATCGCGGGCAGCCCGGGCAACGGCTACACATGGAGCGATGGAAAGTACACTTACCGGCCAAGTCCCTCGATCACCGTCGACGGTGTGACCTATTCCGCGGGCAAAGACAAGGATGAGGTCGAAGGCGAAGACGGGCGGGGCGACTACAAAATCGCGCCCTACGGTTATGTCGGCTACAGATGGCTCGGCGGCTACGGCGGCGGCGCGGCCGCAGGCTCCAACGGAAATGACGGCCTTGCAAACGGAAGCGGCGATGCCTATATCGGCTCCTCGAGCGCATTCGCGACGGTCACGGCGGCGCGCGGCGGCGCGGGCGCAGACGCAAAGCCTCCCGCCAAGGAGAGCCGTTACGGCTGCGGCGGCACGAGCGGCCACGGCGGCGGCGGCGCAGGCTCCAACGGCACGGCGTACGCACACCAGACATCGTCTGAAAATATATCGGTCTCGCAGGCGTCTCTGACCGCGAGGGACACCGAACCCGCCTCGGGTGGTCGCGGCTCCGACGGCGGCGAGGCGGGCGACGGCTGCATCATCATCTACTACCGCAAGCTCAAGCCGCTCAGCGCGGGCTGGCTGCGCGACAAAACCCAAAAGCCGCTGCTCGACCGCCTCGGGCGCAGGCTTATCGTATAAGGAGGTATCATTATGCCTGATGATTATTATGTTTCCCAATACTCCGGCGAGGAGATTGACGACCTGCTCGGCAAGGCGGGCTCCGCCACAGGCGCTGTCCGCTACGACGCAGCGCAGACCCTCACCGACTCGCAGAAGACGCAGGCAAGAAAAAATATTGATGCCGCCGCAGCAAATCTATCCCCGTACGTTGCTTACTTTGCGGTTAACACAAAGGATACTAAAGAAAAAACATTTGAGGTGGCAACGTCCTGGAGAACATATCTTGTCGTGTCAACTTATGCGGGCCAACTGGGGATGTGGATGGTTTTGCCAAATAACAACGTAGTCGTGCCTATAGTAGAAAATTCCGCGGTCACGATAACTTGTGAAGTAGGCAAAATCCACACAAAAGGAGCGCAAGTTATCACAATAATTTATCTTGGGGATTCTTAAACTGATTTAATTTTAACTGCACGAAATCAAGTCGGATTCTACCCTAAAAACTGCAACTTTTAAGGAGTGTGTTACGACGGAGACGATCGTCTGCGCCCTCATTATCGGGGGGCTGACGCTGATGGGCGTGCTCAACCCTTAGTAAGAATCTAACCTCATATGGTTACTACTCGTATCGCATCCGACGGCAACCTTTCCGTCTCGGTCGCGGACACGAACATCGGGTGCCGTCTCCAAAAACTCCCCTAAAGGGGAGTGCAGAGGGGGCCGCAGCCCCCGCCCTCTGGGAAAATGAATTACACGGCATCGTGCGGCAGCGCGCGAGAAAAAGGAGATCACCGGCGAAAGCTACGCCGATGATAAATAAATTTTGAACAAAGAAAAGGAGAACAAAACTATGGCTACTACTCGTATCGCATCCGACGGCAAGCCCATCAAAGTCACCGATACCCCCGCGGGCCTGAGCGAAAACTCGGGCGTCAAGAACAGCATCGTGCAGCCCGTTATGGCGCGCGACCTTTCCCGCGCCGGCACGGAGATCTATGTCGCCCCCTGCTACAAGCTCACCTACGACGAGGACGGCTACTGCGTCAAGCAGGAGAAGTGCCACATCCCGGACGATATTGCAGCGAAGCTCGCGGAGCTGAACAAGTAAAAAAGCCGCCCGGGTGGGCGGCAAATTGACAAAGCGCGGCAGACTGTGCTATAATTCGCCTGCCAGTAAGAATGGCAAGGTTGTCCACTTCCTGCAAAGGAGGTGCGCGATGGTTACATACGCTGATATGTTCACATATTCGCTTGTGCTCATCGGTCTTGCGTCTCTGATCTTCACGGTCACAAGACATAAGAAATAACCGCCCACCATAGCGGTAAGCGGCGTTTCCTTCGAGCTATAAACTCACTGAGGGACGACCGCCACCAGCAATGGCAGCCGTTCTTACTGGCCTAAATATAGCACACCTAAAGCCGCTTTGTCAAGCACGACAAGGCGGCTTTTTTCGCGCCGCCGGAAAGAGAGACAACGCCTATGGAAAGTTTATCGAAATTGGCGGCGCTGTGCTCGGAGATCACGGTGATCCTCGCGGCGGTCGCCATGCTTGTCAAGCCGCTGCGCAGCAAGCTGCTCGGGCTGGACAAACTGACCGACGCGCTCAAATGCCAGCTCCGGCACGATATGCTGCACACCTACTACCGCCACAGGGAGGGCCGCACCATTCGGCAGTACGAGCTGGAGGATTTTCTCTATCTCTATCGGGGGTACAAGGCCCTCGGTGGAAACAGCTTTATCGACCGTATCAAAAGCGAGATCGACGAGTGGGAGGTGATCTCGTGAGAGACGTCAAGGGTTCGACCTCAGAGGAAATCCGCATGATAAAGGCCATCCAGCGCCCCGACGGAGCGCTGGACAACGGCTGGATCGGAAACCAGACTTTGAGCGACATCGCCGCAAAGCTCGGCGCGGACTGCTTCCCGCTCAACGTCGAGCTGTATGGACAGCCCTGCATCCTCGCGCGGGACATCGAGCCCGTCAATATGAGCGGTCCGCTGCCGAAAAACGCGATCTCGGGGAGCTTTTCTTGGCAGGGCGCGCCGTGCAGCATCCTGGTGCGCGGCGGCAAGGTCGTGCGCGACTGGAGCTGTCACTATCCCCGCCCTGAGAGCGTGCTCTACAAGACCACGGACGGCGCGGTGCGCATTGCCCGCGTGTCCTCGGCGGCGGCGCTGGGCGGCGTCGTGTGGGCGGTCGGTGGTATGGGATTGCTCGGCAATTATAACCCTGCCGCAGAAGGCTTCACAGGGGCGTACAGCGACGTGCTGCGCAAGACCAACCACACCGTCCTTGGCTACAAGGGCGGGCTGCTCTACGGCTTTTACTGCCGCAGCATGACCGCGCAGCAGGTCAACGCCTTTTGTCGGGACAAGCTCAAGCTGGAATACGCCGTTATGCTCGACGGCGGGCACGTCGCCGCCATCAACGGCGCGTGTAATAAAATCAACACACAGACGCGGCAGTTCTATGCCGTGCGGTTTCTGTAAAGGAGGCAAAAATGCAAAATCGAATTGCCAATCTTCTCACGGTCAAGAGCATCGTGACCATCGTGCTCACGGCGGTTTTCTCGGTGCTTGCCCTGCGCGGCAGCATCAGCGGGACGGAGTTTCTGACGATCTTCACGACCATCATCGCCTTCTACTTCGGCACGCAGACCGAAAAGAAGAAAAATGAAGAGGTTTCTTGAGACCCTGACCGCGTGGGAGGGGTCCGTGCGCGGCGATGCGGTGCACAAGCGCATCGTGGACGCCTACAACAGCTTTCTGCCCCATCCGCGCGGCTACAAGCTGACCTACACCGACGACTACTGCGCGGCGATGGTGAGCGCGGCGGCGATCCTCTGCGGCCTAACGGAGGTCATTCCCATCGAGTGCAGCTGCGGCGAGCAAATGCGCTGGTATCAAGCGCGCGGCCAATGGATTGAGGACGATGCGCACGTCCCCCAAATCGGCGAGCAGGTGTTTTACTACTGGAACGACCGCAAGGACTACGCCCTCACGGACTGCACCGGCGCGCCCAACCACACGGGCATCGTGACCGCCTGTGACGATCAGAGCTTCACGGTGTTCGAGGGCAACAAGGGTAAAGCTCACGAGTGCGGCTATCGGACGTTGGAAATCAACGGGCGGTATATTCGTGGCTTCGGCGTGCCGAAATACCCCGCGGACAAGACCGTGCTCACACGCGGCGACAAGGGCGCGGAAGTCAAGAAATTGCAGGAATTTCTCAATGTCTGCGGGTACGAGCTGGACGTGGACGGTTCATTCGGCTCCGCGACGCAGAAGGCATGGGGAGAATATGTTTACGCATACCTCGGAAAAATTCTAAATTAACGAAAGGAAAACGGGCGGGAGGCATGCCTCCCCTCGCGTGAGCGCTCTGCAAGCCCCGGCGCACAGCATGGACAAGCAGCACCGAGCGATCCGGGCAAAATTATCCTCTATGGCCCCGCGGCGGGCCGTGGCATACATTCGGTCTTTTGAGCTTCCACCCGACGAAATGGCGTGCCTCGTCGAGTGCGACGTGCGGGGCCGCTCCTGCGTACAGGTGGCATTTGAAATGAATCTGTCGCCGGATACGGTCAAAAAGTATCGCCGAAAGGCGTACCGCAAAATCGCATCGGAAGTCTTTGAATAGGAAAAGAGCTTCACCAAACGGTGAGGCTCTTTTCCTTTATGGGAAGGGTATGAATGACGCATGGAGCACGTCGTGACAAAAAATTAGCATATTCCGTCAGAATTTGCAAGCGCAATCGTTCGACGAATTTCGCCGTACACTTTTCATCCCCTTTTCCGGCACTTTGGAAAAGGGGTTTTCTTGTACCATAAAGGCAGAAAAGGAGGTGCGCTGTATGTACGAACGGCTTTTAGCATTGGGCTTCACCGAGCAGATGGCGAGGGATATTTTGGTGCTGTTCCCCGAGCCGGACGAGCTGCGCACCTATGTCTATTTCGCGGAGCTGCTGCATGTATAGCTATTATAATCCGTCGCCTTATGGCAAGAACGTGGGGGACTGCACTGTCCGGGCGATCTCCAAAGCGACCGGAAAAGACTGGGGTGAAACGTATCTCGCGCTCGCCATACAAGGCTACTTAGACGGAGACATGCCGTCGGCCAACGCGACCTGGGGCGCGTATCTGCACTCCCTCGGCTATCGGCGCTACATCGTGCCGGACACCTGCCCTCTGTGTTACACCGTCGGGCAGTTTGCGGACGAGCATCCGGCAGGCACATACATTTTAGCCCTGTCCGGCCATGTGGTGTGCGTGCAGGACGGGACGATCTTTGATTCATGGGACAGCAGCAATGAGACTGTGCTCTATTTTTGGGTAAAGGAGACTGAATGACATGGCTTTTAATCCGTACTATCAAAACCCTTATTATCCACAGCCGATGCCGGACAACCTCATGCAGATGCGGCAGCAGCAGATGCTGCAGCCCGCTCCGCCTCCCGTGCCGCAGAATCCTGTCGCGACCGGCGGCGTGCAATGGGTCAGCAGCGAGCAGGAGGCAAGAGGCTACCTGATCGCGCCCAACTCCGCTGTTGCGTTGTGGGATTCCACCGCCCCGACTGTGTACCTCAAGCAGTCCGACGCGAGCGGCAAGCCGACACTCAAGATTTATGACCTCGTAGAGCGCGCAGAAACGCCCCGTACAGCGCCGCAGGGAAAGGGCGTGGAATTTGTCACCCGCGAGGAGTTCGACCGTCTGGCGGCGCTTGTGGGCGAATTAAAGGGCAAGAAGAAGCGCAAGGTCGAGGAGGACGAAGACGATGAATAATCCGTTTTTCGGTGCTCTCGGCGGCGAACAGATGCCCGGACCGGTAGGCCAGTTCCAGCGCATGATGCAGCAGTTCAACCAGTTCAAAGCGAATTTCAAGGGCGACCCCAAAGCGGAGGTCGAAAAGCTCTTGCAGAGCGGCAAACTCTCGCAGGCGCAGTTAAACCAGCTTCAGCAGATGGCAAAGCAGTTCAAGCAGCTTTTGGGGTAGTCAATTGCTATAAGCCTGTTTTTTTGTGCGTTTTCCGACTGGTTACCGGCTCGGTGCCTATGCTGTTGTACTTTTCGTACCTCCACATATAGCCATGACAAGTTCTATTCCTGCCTTTTACATTATTTAGGATTTGGCAAGGCTTACAACCAATTTCGCGGGCAGCGTCCGAAACGCAATCCCATGCCTTAACGAGAGTTCCATCCAAGGAATATTGATATATTGGTTTTGCAGCATAATGGGATTTCCCAAGTCTACCCTTGTTAATTGGCTGCTTCCCGAGAACATCAAAACTGTGCTTGATGTTTTCCGACGCAGTAACCCATTCAAGATTTTCTGCACAATTGTTGTGCTTGTTTCCATCTTTGTGGTTTACTTGCGGTTTTCGTTACGGGTTATCTACAAACGCTTGTGCGACAAGAATATGTATAGACTTATTTTTCTTTTCTGCGTTTTTGCAGAGCACAACGGTGTCATATCCTGATCGATGGCGCTTCTTTGCCAAAATCTTTTCTTTTCCGGTATGGTTGTAGTTTAGGCTTTTTACTTCTCCAAAATCGCTTATTTCATAAATCCCCTCATATCCATATATAGGTAGCCACATACAAACGCCCCTCCTTCACATGGTGGATTTGTTTATTTCAATTGTATCACAACTATTTGCAAAATACAATATCTGCGCAGATTTGTATAATAAAATAATTTTCAGAAAGGAGAGATTTATATGTCTCTTTCCGATGGTACTCCCATGATGACGATGCCTGTCGCTCCCGCAAACGGCGGCAATAGCGGCGGCTTCGGCTGGGGAGGTGAAGGTAGCTGGTTTATTATTATCTTGTTCCTTTTCGCATTTCTCGGTTGGGGAAATGGCGGCTGGGGGAACAACGGCAACAGCGGCGGCGTGGTCGACGGCTATGTGCTGACCTCTGATTTTGCCAATGTCGAGCGCAAGATCGACAGTGTAAATCAGGGCCTTTGCGACGGATTTTACCAGCAGGCGCAGCTTGTCAACGGCACCAACATGGCGATGGCAAACGGCTTTGCACAGGCCGAGCTTTCCCGCAACAACCAGCAGGCGGCGCTGATGCAGCAGCTCAACGCCATGCAGATGCAGAACCAGGAGTGCTTAAAGAAACTCTTTACAAAGGTCAAAGACGGCTTAAAGTCCTTGCTGTCCTTTGATAGTTATAAAGCAGTAGGCACTTGCGCGGCGTAATCCGCGCTGGCAATCGGGTGAATTGCTGGAAAATCTAAGTTTGCAATTTACTTTCGCACAAATATAATGTATAATCATTATAGAAATTGCGGAGGTAAATTATATGTACTATGTTTATGAGTGGTTTGTTATTGAAACCGATGAAATCTTTTATGTTGGGAAAGGAACTGGCAGAAGGTTTAAGGTAAGAAAGCATAATAAATTTTTCAATGATTTTATAAAAAGGCAAGAGTGTGACAGCAGAATTATAAAAGAATTTGAGAAAGAGAAAGATGCTTTTTCTTACGAACATGAACGAATTGCAGAATTAAAAGCAATCGGCCAGTGCGTTTGCAATATTTACGAAGGCGGAGCAGGCGGCACGACTTCATGGTGGAACAAAGAAAGACGGAATGAGTATTCCACCAAAAATGTCATGAAGTCTGAAACACAACGCCAAAGAATGAAAACGCAAAATCCGATGAAAGACAAAAAGGTTTCTAAAGCTGTGGCAAGGGCTAAGTCTCGCCCAGTTGTTATCGGCGGTGAAGAGTACGCTTCTGTAAAATCTGCTATGGAGCGATACGATGTTCCGCACGATACCATCAAACGCTGGTGTCAAAAGGGGATAAACTCCCACGGAGAACTTTGCCGATACAAAGACGAACCACAAATTCAACCGTCTATGGGGAGATATAACAGAGGCGGATGCCGTGCAATCATTTATGATGGAAAACGATACGAGAGTGCAATAGATGTAGCACGAATGCTTAATGTTTCAAATTCATCTGTGTTTCATTGGGCGCAAAAGGGATTTGCCCCAGATGGCATTCAATGCCGGTACGAAGATGAGACAAGAGAGCTGACATTTGAAAAGCATAACTCTGGATGGAAAAACAAAAAGCCGATCATCGTAAATGGAATTTGGTACGAATCAAAAGCAGCGGCAGAAAAAGCACTTGGTTTTAAGCCTGGGTATCTTACACCATATTTGAACGGGACAAGAAAAAACACAAAGTACATTTGCAAATATGACAATCAGCAGCCAAGCCGGGAGAATTCCGATAAAAGTATCCCGGAAGGTTCAACGACTAACAGGTGAGGACGGAAACCAATAATCCTGACACGAGTGCCCGACCCCTACCGTAACGGAGGGTGAAGATATAGTCTGAACTCACGAGGAAACCGTGAGAAGTAAAGGATAAAGAGCTTTTACGATAACATAATGGCTGCGAAAACCGAGCGGCTATCGCCCAGGTGCGCTACGACATGGCGACGCAGGCGTGCGACACGCGCAACACCGTGCAGAACGCCACACGCGACATCATTGACGCGAACAACCAGAACAGCCGCGCCATCCTCGACTTCCTGACGCAGAGCAAGCTGTCCGACCTCCAGACCGAGAATCAGAATCTGAAACTGGCGGCATCTCAGGCCGCGCAGAACAACTATCTGATCTCGCAGCTGCGTCCGTGCCCTTCGCCTGCCTACATTACCTGTAACCCGTGGGCGGGTAGCGGTTACGGCGGCTGCGGCTGCAATCAGGGCTGCGGCTGCTGACAACTGCATAGCATAGCTTTTTGTTGGCGATGTTTTGTTGACGTCAACAAAATGTTCGGCCCCGTGCCGATACTGACAACAACGCGGCGGGGCTATTGCCTCGCCGCTGTATTTTAACCGGGTCGAAATCGACCCCTTTAGAAAGGACTGATTATTTTGGCAGAGTACACAAATGCGAATATTGTGAGCGTAGCCGCAGGCCAGAACGTTCCCCTGACCGAAACGGCAGTCAACAGCAAGCCCTGTATCGTGCATCGTCAGGGTGCAGGCATTGTCACGCTGCGCGGCCTCACCAATCAAAACCGCGCCCTGTTTAGGGTCTCCTTTGGCGGCAACATCGCTATTCCCACCGGAGGCACGGTCGAGGCTATCACGGCGGCGCTTGCCATCAACGGAGAGCCGCTGACCAGCGCAACAGCTACCGTCACGCCTGCGGCGGTAGAAAACTACTTTAACATTTATGTTTCCGCACAGGTCTGCGTCCCGAAAGGCTGCTGCCTGACGGTCGCAATGGAAAACACCAGCACTCAGGCCGTCAACTTCGCCAACTCGAATCTGACGGTTGAGAGAATCGCGTGAAAGGAGAATGGGCATGAGTAAGAAAGCAATGTATGAGCTTCGCAATATGCTTTGCGACGAACTCGACGAGCTGGCGCGTAAGGGCGACCTGGGCGCGGGCGACCTTGAGATCGCGCACAAGCTGACCGACACCATCAAGAACATCGACAAGATCGAGATGATGGAGGACGACGGTTATTCTCGCGACGGAGACTATTCTCGTGGCGGCGACTGGCAGGCCGATATGCGCGGCACTTACGGCAGGGGCAGCTCCTATGCTCGCCGCGGCACGCATTACGTCCGCGGGCACTACAGCCGCGCCGACAGCATGGAGCACCTGCGCGAGCAGATCAACGACATGATGCGCGAGACGGACGACGACCGCGTAAAGGAAGCGCTGCGGCGTGCCGCGAGCCTGATGGAGGAATAAGGGGGTGCGTCCCCTTGATCGACGAAAACGAGCTCAATCTGTGGATATCGCGGCTTGAGACGGAGGAATCGAGCTGGCCCAATTATCAAAAGCTGGCGGCGTTGTACATCATCCAAAATCAAAACGCGCCCAAAGAACCGGAAAGGCCGATGCTGTATTCGGCATCTCCCGCACCGGTCAAATCCTATGCGTCTGAAACGGTAGGCAGCTACGGCGACAGCGATTTTTTACAGGCCGTCTCCGACATGGCTCCGGCAAGAGCGTGGGAGGTCATGGACGAGCTGATGGACAGCCTTAAAATCGTCAACGAGCGCGTGTACAACAGCGTAATGCGGAAGCTCGAAAAATGAGAATACCCCCGTCGTAAGGCGGGGGTGTTCTTTTGGGCATAATTTACCTTTTGGAACACCAAGGTCAAATATGCCTAACGGGGCGTTACAAAAAACGCGCCGTCGTCATCTGCGTCAATTCTCCGGATAAAGCGCGTCCAGAATTCCTTTTTCTCTTCCCGGGAGTAAGTATCATATTCAGCAAGCCCGTTTCTCAACGCGTCAAGGTTTGTCTCCGGCTTTTCCTCTACCGCTTCAAGTGTTTTTTTCAAGCTCGCATACTCCCGCTTGTATTCGTCCAACTCGATCAAATCATTCAGGTAAAGAGTTTTTAGCTTGCTCATTTTCTTGCGTATCGCGTCCGCGCTTTGCGTGGGCTTTTTTTCTGCTTTTTTGTAATAGCGATTGTTTCGCTCGGCAATCCCCTCAAGCTCATGCAATAAATAATCTTCCAGCGCGTCTTCGCGGATCCTCTTTTTGTGCTGGCACGCGGAGTTGTCAAGCATTCGCGTCCGGCATCGGTAGTAGGTATAAATCTGCTTTGCCGTTTCTGACTGCATCGTTTTCCCGCACTCTTTGCAATGCAACAACCCCGAGAACAGATAAACGCGATCTGTCTCAACTCCCGCGCAGCGCTGCGACCGCTGGCGCAGAATATCATTTACAATGTCAAAATCCTGCTTGCTTATCAGGGCGGGGCAAGCGTTCTCGATGCCGTACACCTCGCCGATATAAAGGCGATTGCGGAAATAGTTTACATATTTGGTATATGCCCGGTCAATCTTCCACGTCTCGAGCATATACTTCTTTACGCCAAGCACGCTTTGCAGTCTGATATACGCCGTAAACATATCTCGCGCGGCATTTGCCGTATCGTTGTCAATCTGGTATTGCCTGTCTTTAATGATATACCCTAAAGGGGCTTTTGATCCTGCCGGTTGGCCCTTTGCGCGCTTGCCGTCGTTGATAAATTTGACTCGCTCGCTTGCTCGGTCAGCCTCGTCCTGCGCGACGGAAAGCATGATGTTGACCTTCAATCGCCCGGACGCGGTGCGCGTCTCGTAGTCCTCTTCCGTCGCTTGCCATGTCACGCCGTACTTGTCAAGCCGCGTCTGCACGTCGTAGTACCCCGCGACGTTTCGGAACCAGCGATCAAGCTTGATAAACAAGATCGTGTCTACCTTCCCCACTTTGCAATCGTCCAGCAGCCGCAGGAGCGCAGGGCGCTTTTTGTACGGCTTTCGCGCGGAGATGCCCGCGTCCTCATATATGCCCACCACGGTCATTTTATTCGCTTTGGCATACCTTGTCAGCGTGTCCCGCTGCTCTTGTAATGATAGACCATGCCGCGCCTGTTCCTCGCTGGACACTCGGATATATAGCGCCGCTCTCATCAAATCCCCCTCCAATCAATATACAAGCACCATGCAGACAGCAGAACGATAATGACAAACATTATAGCAATCACGCCGTTTCGGATATGCACGCCGCGCCGCATGATCTCAATGGTATCGGCCTTTGCGTCAACATGGCGTTCCAGCTCATCATTCCGCGCCTGCAAGGTTTCCTCGGTCGGCGTCAAGTGTTCGGAAATTCCGAACGATTCATCAAGCGATATTCCAAGCGCTTTGCAGATCGGCGCGACGGTGTAGATCGACGGAGCTTTAGAAAACTTGGAAAAGAAGTTCTGCACGGTGGACAGCGGTACGCCGGAAACGTCGGAAATGTCTTGATAGGTCAGTTTCAAATCTTCTTTACGGATTCTACACACTTCTTGAATGTTCATTTATGCCACCTTAATTTCTTCGATTTTCGCGCCGCAAAGTCGCAAGATGAGGGCTTGTCGAGCCATGTCGAGCGCTGTTTTATTGCAAGGCTTCGGCATTGAATTACCAAGCCAAAGTGGGCTACGGTAAAGACAGCCGGCGGCGACCGCTCCCCGCCGGCTGCAAAAAGCCCTCGCCGTTGTTGCAGAGGCGGCGAGGGCTAACCTTACTTCATACCAAGGAGCTTGCCAAGTTTTCTTTGCCGCCCTGCTTTGGTCGTTGGGATCCCAGTTGCTTTTGAAATTTTCCTTTTCGTCTTCGCGATTCCGAGCGCACGCTTCCAACTAAAGGACAGGCCGGGGATTTTCATTATTGATTCGCCACCTTTTCAATTTTTTCAATCATCTTAGCACATAGAGCGCGCCCATGCTTGATACTTTCTTCCGGCATTTGGTCGGAATACTCGCCAACGATAGCCGCGATGCTTTGAGCCTTTTTTACCTGCCCGCGAGATAGGCCGAGAATATGCACGGTTTCTTTTTGGATGTACCGAGAAAGAAAACTGTTTGTATGGGTAGCCTTTTCGTTTTGCAGCATCTCGGTGCATTCGTTCGGGGAAACCCTTCCACCAGCCATACACTTAGTATCGCCACCTGCGACCTCTGCTATCTGCGCTACGGTTTGCTCTGCAAGCTTGTACCGGGAAAAGTATGTTTCGATGTTATCCGTATTGGCAATGATGCGAATGCAGTCGGCAAATATTTGCGATTGACGCTTAACAAAGGCAGTTTCCGCAGCGGTCATTTTTTTCTTGCCGAAAAGCGAGCCTAAAATACCCATTTACGCTTCCCCAATCTTTTGCAAATATTATTATTTTGTTGCACAGCGCCGTGCAGCAAACGCCTGTTGTGGGGATAGGTATGAATACCGAAAAGGAGGTCGAAGCATGGACGCACAGGTGCAAGCGGCGGCGGCGCTTTATCTGCTCCTAACGCCGAAGCAGAAAGACGAAATGCTCGCGCTGATTGAGCGCATCCTCGCGGAGGAGGAGCAAAAATTAGCCTTAGAGTCAAACGGAGGGACGCAAGATGTTGTATAACGACGCGAAATGTGATACAATAAGCAGAGCAGATGTTGAAATGCTGCGCGAAAATCTGGTATGCGCCGCGCTGGCGCTTCCGCATGAAGCAAAGCTTGAACTTTTGAAATTTATCGAGAGGAGAGAGAAAAATGAAAGAGGCCGCTAAGTTGTGGTACATTGACTCCAAAATGGTTGACGCGGTAAATCGGTGCATGGACGCCATTTCGGCCTGCGGACTTTCCGCGGACAGCGCGGAATATCTTCCCTTTTGCTTAGATCGTGCAATCAAAGCAAGCAATCAGATTTCCGCACAAAGCATCCCGTTCCGCGCAACGCCCGTAAAGGTCAATGAGGAAAACGGGGGCTGTGATGTCACGCCTTTGGCGCTATTATTTGTTCAATAGCTGCCGATGCAATCCCCTTTGAGATCGTTTCGATTACCGTATGAAAAGGAGGCTCATTATGGCAAGAGAGGATTTGCAATCTATTACCGTTTCATGCTTTGGAAAATATTGCAGCGTAAAAATTGGCGGCGTTGAGATCAGCAATGTCAAGGCGTATCGCTTGGAGCAGAACAGCGATGGCAGTGCGCGCTTGACGCTCGATTTTGATTGCTGCTTTGCAGATACGCAGATTGCTTTAAATCAGCCAGCCAATTAAAGCAGAGGCAATAGACCCCGTTATCCACGAATTTCGCTCCATACAAGCGCCGAATTTACTTAATAGCCCTTGCTTTGGCGTTTCTTGCCCTGCGAGGATCTTTTCCAAAATGGAAATGATCTCTTGCAGGGCTTCCTTATCGTCCCCGCCATCTCGTTCGGCGCGCTCTTTCATCTCTTGGATAGAAACAGAAACAGAATTGTTATTGCCAATTACCGAGTTTGTAACGGTGCCGATATTAAAAATCGTCTGCGATTGAGGCAAAAGATTTTTCTGGTTCGGCGTTTTCTGATAGTACACGGTTAAAAAATTTGCGGCACCGCTATGGTATTCTGTTGAAATTTCGGAAACATATACCGTTTTCCCATCAGGGAAAGTCAGAGCGTCGCCTTCTTTTATACAGACCGTTGGGAGGAAATTGATAGTATTTTCCCCGCGCATTTTATCGAAATTCGGCAAGCCCTTTTCAATAGATACCTTTTCCCCGTTTCTTTCCACCGAAAAACTCACACCGTGGGTTTTAATAAAATCACTGACAGGCATTTTGCCCCCCTGTTTTTTTGTACTTGTCAACCACCGGAACAGTGTCCCAGCTTCACGGTTTTTTCCTCTTGCTTTCCAAAAAATCAATATAGCGTAAAATCTCCGTCAATTCCTCCGCAGAAGCGGAGCGGAGAAAACGGACGATTTTATCATCCACGCCCTCGCCCTCTGTGGCGGGGGCTTTTTTCACGCCCTGCGGCGGCAGCACGGGCAATTCGTCACCGTCCAGCTCGGCAAGGGTGATGCCGAAATGGTCGGCAATCTTCTGGCGGGTCTTTGGGTGCGGAACAACACCGTTATCAAGCCAGTTAATAAGAGACGATTGACTGCAACCGAAAAGTTTTGCAAGTCGGTAGTTGGTTAGATTCTCTTTTTCTTTTATATACTTCAAGTTTTGTGCAAAGCTCATAAAAATATCCCTTCAACTTCGTCACAATAATACTTCAACCTATATTGACTTATGCTTCAACTTAAAGTATAATCTTTTTCGTGGACAGGCAATAAGAAACCTGACCACCCCGGCAAATCGGGCTGGTGAGAAACATATAGTTGTCGCAAACTTAGAGTATCACCATTGCTCCAATTTGTCAATAGAATACTCTAATTTTGGAGGTGAAAAAATTGACCGAGACTGAAAAGCGCCTTGAGGACACGTTGCTCAATGCTATTGAGAAGTGGGCTGAACACGGCTGCGCGACCGCCGAAGGGATGCAGGCCCTTGCAGCAGCCGCGCAGGTGGTGGTGAATCTGGAACGTGGTTAGTTTTCCGACTTGGATAAAGCTAAGACGCGCTTATAGATTTCTTCGAAGAAATCAGCGACTTGCACTCCGTTTTCTTTGTTGGGGTGAATGGTAGAGTTTGACATTTTGGCGACAACGATTTCTTTTGCGATGTCAAGCGCGTAACGCTTAATAGGATCCATGAGATCACCTCCTTTCTGTACTCCATTTTACTACAGAGCGGAGGAGGTGCACAACAGCAATGAAAGGAGAGGATAAATTGAATTTTCCTGAAAACCTTGCTCGGCTGCAAGCCGAGCGCGGCGAGACGAATTACCGTCTTGCAAAAGAAATCGACGTATCGCAGACGTCGATCAAAAACTGGAAAGAGAGCGTGTGCCACCCGCACCCGCGCCAAGTCAAGAAGCTGGCAAAGCACTACGGCGTTACCGTGGACGCGCTTTTGAAGCCCGATGAAAAGTAAAGGAGGAAGGAGAGAACATGAACTGGATTATCGTGATTGTTTTCGGCATCATCGGCATCTGCGTTTCACATTGGCTTGATGGGAAGATAGGTCCCTCTTTGTGCCTGTTTGCAGTAGAAGCAATCTCTATCATTGCCGTAGTCACGGCGGGAGTGGTTATCCTTGTGGGCGTGCTTGAAACGCCACAGAACATCAATAACTTTACACGCCAGAAGGCTTACATCGAAATGCACGAAGCGAAAAACGCCGTGGAAGATGCGGCGCTGACTTCCAAGAAAATCGAGCTGAATGAGTGGCTTTATGACGCACAGTGCAGCAAATCTCGATTTGGGAGTTGGAGCTTTTACCCCGACATCATTTTTGACTTGGAGCCGATTGAATGAAAGGGCATAAGAAAAGCCCTGTTCAGCGTAGCAGGCCGAACAGGGCACCGGACAAATCTTACCACAAGATATTGTGTCCGTGCTTATTGTAGCACGAGAGAAAGGAAAAGGCAATGAGAAAAAAGCCAGAGTACAAGATTATATGGGTCACGCCCCCTGACCCTGTAAAGCTGGGGACGGTCATGGGCGAGATTTATGCACGCGGTCGCGGCCTTGAGTTTGTCGGACTTGGGCCGAACGAGAAGAAGGGAGAAAAGGAATGAACACCTTTTTGATTTTTGTCGGCGTCATGACCATCTCTTATCAGCTCGTGCGCCTGATCGTGTGGCTGGATACGCCGAGGGGCCAGCGATGAGACACCTCGGCGATATTACGAAGATCAACGGCGCGGAGATCGAGGCCGTGGACGTTATCACGGGCGGCTCACCGTGCCAGGATCTGAGTATTGCGGGCAAACGCGCCGGATTGGCCGGCGCAAGAAGCGGATTGTTCATGGAGCAGGTCCGCATCGTAAAGGAGATGAGGGAACATGACAGAGCGAACGGGCGAACAGGTGACATGGTCAGACCTCGGTTTATGGTCTGGGAAAACGTGCCCGGAGCATTTTCAAGCAACAAAGGGCAAGACTTCGCGGCAGTCCTCGAAGAGATCATCCGCATCGCAGAACCGGAAGCCCCCGATATTGAAGTGCCTGAAAAAGGCTGGAACACCTGGGGGGGCTACCACGATGAAGTGGGAGGACGATGGAGCGTGGCTTGGCGAGTGCATGATGCGAAACACTGGGGAGTCCCCCAACGCCGCCGTCGTATCTCGGTTGTCGCAGATTTTGGAGGAGACACCGCAGGGGAAATACTCTTTGAGCGCAAAAGCGTGTCAGGGTATCTTGCGGAGAGCGGAACGGCGCGGGAAAGACTTGCCGGAAACGCTGAAAGCGGTGCTGGTAAAACAGAGCAATGCTTAACAGCATGGGACTGCCAAAGCAAACGGATTTTTGGCACAGAGGGAGAATCCACGACGCTACAAGGTGGCGTTGGCGGGGGAGTAAATAATCCGGCGATTTTATGCTACGGCATTTCGGCTTACGAAAGCAACGCCATGAAATCCAGCAATCCAAAAAGCGGCGTGTATGTGGCAGACACCTCGCGCACGCTCGACCTGAACGGGGGAAATCCCGCGTGCAATCAAGGTGGTATGGCGGTCGTATGCGCCGGGTTTAAGCTCGGCAACAGCGAACAGGCGCGGAGCATCGGATACGCAGAGGAACAAGCCCCCACTCTGAACGCGGAGTGCGGAGGTAACAAGCCTGCGGTCGTGGCACTGGATATGACACACGCTTGTGACGTCATCCGCGAGTGTGGCGAGGTCGTTCCCAGTCTGCAAGCAAGGATGGGCACGGGCGGCAACCAAGTGCCGCTGACATATCAGCGAACGACCGGGACGCTTTCACCCGGTGCTCACGCTGGGAGCTACAACGGACAGGACGCATACAACGATATGCTGGTCGTATCGAGTGAAATCTCGCCTACGTTGAGGGCAAAGGCGAATGACCCATACCGCGAAGATATGGCGGCGTATATTGCAAGCGTCGATTGCCGGAACTTTTGCGAGGGCGGAGAAACAAACGGTACATTGCAAGCAAAAGAAAGCGGAGGGCAAAGCCTGAACCTGAATAATACGGTTCGGCAGAACATGGTGGTGCGACGTCTCACCCCGCTGGAATGCGAACGGCTGCAAGGCTATCCGGACGGCTGGACGAACATCGGCGAATGGCGCGACAGCAAGGGCAAGCTCCGCGACAGCGCGGACAGCCCGCGCTATAAGGCGCTCGGAAACTCTATTGCCCTGCCGTTCTGGGACTTCTTGGCAAAGCGCATCAGTGCGCAATATTTGCGCCCTATTACGATGGGCAGTTTGTTTGACGGTATAGGCGGATTCCCGCTGGTGTTTGAGCGGCACAACGGGAAGGGCACGGCACGCTGGGCAAGCGAGATCGAGGAATTTCCCATCGCCGTCACAAAACTACACTTTGGAGAGGATGCTGACTCATGAGAAATCAAAAGCGCACCCGCGAGCAGCGCAAGGCCGACGCGTCGGCGCGCATCGCCGCCGTCTGCCTGTTCCTCGCGGCGCTGCTGATCCTCTTTGCGGTGCTGACGGTCAAGACCACCGGGCAGCCGTACAAGGGCGAGCCGCCGGTCATCGAAGACAAGCTCCCCGGTGAGGACAAGCCCGCAGAAGGATGCGCGGAACTTACCATCGGCGAACCGCTCGGCGAATTTAAGCTGACCGCTTATTGTCCGTGCATGAAGTGCTGCGGCAAGACGGACGGCATCACGGCGACCGGCACGACCGCCACCGAGGGGCGCACGATTGCGGTTGACCCTCGCGTGATCCCTTACGGCTCCACCGTCACGATCTATTTTGCCGACGGCACGAGCCATACATACACCGCCGAGGATTGCGGCGGCGCGATCAAGGGAAACCGCATCGACGTGTTTTTTGACGACCATCAGGCCGCGCGGGAGTTTGGCGTACAAACCGCTTACGTTTACAAGGAGGAGGCAGCATGACGGACGATGTTATCACTCTGCGAAACCATCTTCGCGTCGGCGCTCAGAACGCGCTGCGCCGTTGGCAGCTCTGCGAAATGACCGGCTGGACAGACCGGCACTTGCGCAAGGTGATCGAGGCGGCACGATGCGAGGAGGACGGCGAGGAATACTGCATCATGAACTTTGGCAAGGGCTACTACTTGTCAAACGACCCGGCAGAAGCCGAGTTGCTCCGCAAGATTGAGATGGCGCGGATAGCGTCCATTGTCGGGCGGACATACGGCCTGTCGGAGATGATACGGAAAGCGGGGAGGTCGTAATTTACATGGTTTACAAATGCGAAGCCTGCCACGCGATCTTCTTTGAGCCGTACACTTATCAGGTACGCGAGAACCTTGACGGCGAGAACGGCATAGAAACGCGGACGGTCGCCGAGTGCCCGTTCTGCGGTGAAGAATGGTTTACGGAGGTGGAAGATGAAGTCTAACGGAGTGACGGAATACGCGCGCTGCACCGTGGACATCAATTTCCCGAACAAAGAGGTGCGGTGTATGTACTGTCCACTGCTGGAGACTTACGCGCGGAACCAGTGCCGGAGGACCGGCGAATACATCTTAGACACGCGCGGCATCGGGATGTGGTGCCCGCTGAAAATGGAGGAAGAACATGGACTATAACTTTGGCGAGAACGAAGAGGAATACAGCCAAAAGCAGGGGAAGAAAATTCCCGTTTGGCAATCTGATAAGTACAAAGAGAGCAAGAAAAAGGCTTGCGAAATCATCGAAAGTGGGAAGTATGGGCTATCCCCCGCAGACTTTTGGATCCTTATGAACGAGACGAAAAGCGGCAAGATGGGGTACACGGGTCTGATTATCTCTCACAACGGCTGCTTGAAAATCAACGACAAATTGGAAAAGCCGTTTAATCCGATGTCCGTTACCGAAGACAAGTGCGGATACGGCGGCGCGTTGGTTTTTACCTATTGCGATAAAGACCAGGGATTGTATGAGGTTGGCGAAGTCACACAGAAAAACTGCAAGAACGATTATCCGTATGCGATGGCGTTTAAGCGTATGTTTGACCGCGTTGTGCTGAAACTTTCCAAGCTCGCTTATTCGGGAATTTATAGCGAGGCAGAAAGCGATACCTTTAAGGACCCCGTAGACGATACTCGTAATGAGCCAAAGCCGATCGATGAGAAAAATACCTGCAAGGACTGCGGCAAGCCCATCTACCCTGTGACGCTCGGAGGCAAGAAATATTCCGTTGCCGAGATTGCGGAGAACGCGATTAATACCTATAAAGCGCCGCTCTGCTGGGCGTGCATGACGGCAAGGAGAAAAGCCAATGAAAGCCCGACTGCATGATCTATCCCTCGCGCGCGGCGGCGGGTATTTACTCACCATCGCCACGCGGGAGAATATCGGGCCGCTGTTTGACGAGCTGCACGAGACGGACGTTGACGTGACCGTGAAGAAGCACCGCGAAAAGCGTAGCTTGGATGCCAACGCGTACTTCTGGGTTCTGGTTGACCGGCTGGCCGAAAAGACCCGAATTCCCAAGACGGATATTTACCGGAGATACATTCGGGAGATCGGCGGCAATCATGAAATGGTCTGCGTGATCGATTCAGCCGTGAAAAAGTTGCGGAACGGGTGGGAACACAATGGGCTTGGCTGGCAGACGGATACCATGCCAAGCAGGATCCCCGGCTGCACCAACGTGATTTTGTACTACGGCTCCAGCACCTACAACACCCGGCAAATGTCACATTTGATCGATATGGCGGTGCAGGACTGCCAGGAGCAAAACATCGAGACCCTGTCTCCGGAGAAGCTGGCAGGGATGATGGAGGAATGGGGATGCGCAAAATGACAAAGGCCACGTCCATCCCCAAAAGCGTCAAGGAGGTCGTATACGAGCGCGACGGCGGGCGCTGCATTCTATGCGGGCGGAACAACGGAGAGCCGGTCGCGCACGTTATACGACGCTCACAGGGCGGCAGGGGCATCGAGCAGAACATCGTGACACTCTGCCCCTCCTGCCACCGAGCCTTTGACGAGGGACCGAAGAGGACGGCGCTATACGCCTGCATCGTCGGCTACCTCAAAGCGAAATATCCCGGCTGGACACGGGAGAACATGATTTACAGAAAAAACAGGGAGGAATCAATATGAGCATGAATCGAGTTTGCATTATGGGTCGCTTGACGCGCTCCCCTGAGCTGCGCCGCACACAGAGCGGCACGGCAGTCACATCTTTTACGCTTGCCGTGGACGATGATTTTAAGGACAAGCAGAGCGGCGAGCGCAAAACGTATTTCATTGATGTTGTGGCATGGAGGCAGACCGCTGAGTTTGTCAACCTGTATTTCGCAAAGGGCCGCATGGCTATCGTGGACGGGCGCTTGCAGTCTCGCAAATGGGACGACAAGGACGGCAACAAGCGCACGACCGTCGAGGTAATTGCCGACAGCGTATACTTCGGCGACAGCAAGCCGCAGGAGGGACCCGCCGCATACAGTCCCGCATCAAGCAGCCCGGTCGAGTTTAGCGACGTCGAGGACGACGGGGACCTTCCGTTTTGATGGAGGTGCAGCATGAGATACGAGGTGCATATCGATTCGCCGCACGAAAGGGCGATTATTGTCTTGCAAGAAGTGTCCGAGAGTGACGCGACTGATATCGCAGAAGTCATGACGCGATACGGTGCGACGGTTTCCCTGCTGGCAAAGCCGAAGGAGTAAAGCGATGGAGCGTAATCAATTCACTTTTTACCGAAGTTACAGGGACGCGCTGCGAGCGCTCAACGCAAAAGACTTTAAGGCCGTTGTGCTGGCAATCTGCGATTATGCGCTTGATGAAAGCGAGCCATGTCTTTCTGGCGTTCCCCACGCTGTTTTCACTTTGATTCGCCCAACGCTGGACAGCGGTCGCAACAAGGCAGCGAATCGACAGAACAAAACGAAAACAAAAGAAGAACAAAGCGGAAACAAATCGGAACAAACCAGCAAGGAGAAAGAGGGGGAGAGAGAGAAAGAGAAAGAGAACGATAGTTCTCTCTCTATATCTCTCTCACGAAAGGCTCCCACGTTTGACGAGGTTGCCGAATATGCCAAGCTGCGCGGAGGGCTTATTGACCCCAAGCCATTCTACGAGTTTTATTCCGTCGCCGGGTGGAGGGACACCGAGGGAAAGCCGGTCTACAACTGGCAACAGAAATTCCAGCTATGGGAAAAGCGCGAGCTGGAGAAGAAAGGGGGCGTGATGAATGGACATGGTCACGATACTGGAAGAGATGCGAAAAAATGGAACGTCCCCGGAGCCGTCAATCTCTAACGAGTGTCCGCTCTGCGGCGGTGTTGGCTACACCGTGCGTAGGTCAGCAGACGGAAACTCGGAATACCGGGAGTGCGAATGCTCCATCCGCAAAAGAAATCTGCAACGCATCGAAAGAAGCGGGCTTAAAGAGCTTTTGCAGAGGTGCACGATGGAGAATTACCGCGCGACTGAGCCGTGGCAGAAGCAGGCCAAAGAGGCGGCGGAACGCTATCTTGCCGATTGGCGCGGAAGATGGTTTTACGCCGGAGGAAGCCCCGGCAGCGGGAAAACGCATCTTTGCACGGCAATGTGCGGGAAGCTCATGGATGCCGGATTGCCGGTGCGCTATGTGCAATGGCGTGCGGATATTCCGGCCATCAAAGCAAAGGCCAACGATGCCGAGGCATATCAAGATGCCATTGATCCGCTGAAAAGCGTCAAGGTGCTTTACATCGACGATTTTCTCAAGGGGACGGCGACAGAGGCCGATCGCAACATTGCGTTTGATCTGCTCAATGCGCGGTATATCAAGCCAAGCCTTGTGACAATCATCAGCTCCGAGTGGACGATCTCGCGCGTGCTGGACTGGGACGAGGCGATAGGCTCGCGCATCGCGGAGCGGTCGAAAGGCTGCGTGCTGAATATTACCGGATCCAAAAACTACCGGCTGAAATGAAAAATACCCGTTAGGAGGAAAGCATGACAGAATACACCAACACGCCGATCTTGCCCGAGAAAGCCAAAGAGTTGATGTCCCTTGATACCGAGTACAAGGAGATCATCACCTACGGCAAGATCGAGGAGTGGTTCACAGCATGGGGCTGGAAGGTCTATGTGAGTTTTTCCGGCGGCAAGGATTCAACCGTGCTGGCTTACCTTGCCGCAAACTGGCTCTCACATTTCCGTACGCCGCCGTGGCCGCTAAACCTCGTATTTATCAATACGGGGCTGGAATATCCAGAAATTCAGAAGTTCGTAAACGAATATACGGACTGGCTGCGAAGGGAGTTCCCCCGCGTGACCGTAAACCTACACCGCCTGCGCCCGAAGATGAACATTCGGCAGGTGGTGACGAAGTACGGGTACAGTATCATCGGTAAAGACGTAGCGCACCGGATAGAAACCGCGCGGCGTTCACCAGATAGCCGAAGTATGAAGCTATTGCGTGGGGAAGTCTTGCGCACCGATGGGGAAAAGAGCATATACAACTGCGAAAAGTGGGAGTATTTGCTTTCGGCTCCATTCCTCATATCAGACAAGTGTTGTGAAATTATGAAAAAGTCCCCATCAAAGAGCTATGAGCACCGAGTGGATGTCAAGCCCATGACGGCAACAATGGCGGAGGAAAGTCTTCTGCGGATGCAAAAATGGCGCGAAACCGGTTGCAACGCCTTTGAGGGAAAGCGGCCAATGGGGAAGCCCATGAGCTTCTGGACGGAGCAGGACATACTACGGTTTATCGTAGATCGGCATATCCCTATCGCAAGTGTCTACGGCGATATCGTAGCCAGTGACGGCGAGAACGACTACACCGAAACGCTGATCGACTGCAAGCTGCACTGCACGGGTTGTCAGCGAACGGGCTGTATGTTCTGCGCATTTGGCGCGCACCTCGAAAAGGGCGAAAACCGTTTTGAGCGCATGAAGCACACGCACCCGAAGCACTACGACTTCTGCATCGGCGGCGGCGAGTTTGACCCCGTGGACGGGTTGTGGAAGCCAAACGAAAAGGGTCTCGGCTACGGGCGAGTGCTTGACTACATCGGAGTGAGGTATTGAGATGAAGGTTACGGAATCAAGCTCAGGGAGAGCTTTAAATTTTGAGGAGGTAAAAGATGGACGCGTTAGAATTTTTAAGAGGGCGCACGAAAGAATCTGCTGTCAAAGAGTGGAACAAGAGAACTGATTCTTGACAAGGTGTGCTGCACAGACCATTTCATCAATCCATCAACTAAAAGGAGATATTAAATTATGCAATTAGAAGCAGTCGTTGAAATTCAGAAGGCTTACGGAAAGCTCACATCTGGAGAGGTACCCTTTACCAAGAAGAACATGTGTGCAATCATGGCGCCGCTTAGAGACAAGTATAGTCTAACAGATCGACAAGTTCTGGCTGTTGCACGAAATGAGCTAACTCTTGAAGAGCTTATGCTTTTGTAACTAATCCCATTAACAAAACAAAAATTAGAGGTAACTATTATGGACGCTTTAGAATTTTTGAGACAAAAAACGAGAATGTGCAATTCGTATAATTCGTGCGTTGGTTGTCCGTTACAAGAAGAGAAGTGCAGAACAAATAATCTTACTACTGATGAAGAATGTAAAAGGATAATTTCTGCAATTGAGCAGTGGTCGAAGGAGCACCCGCGCAAGACGCGGCAGAGCGTGTTTTTAGAGCAGTGGCCTAACTGCATGCTGGACAGTAATGGTGCGGTTGGGATATGTCCAAGAAATGTTGAAAAAAATTGTAGCTGCAAGTTGAATTGTGCTGGTGAATGCCCCGACTGCCGCCGTGAGTTTTGGATGCAGGAGGTGGAGTGATGGAACGACTGACGAAGTACGACACCGATGGACAGGCAATGATGGACTGCCAGAAGTGCGAAGCGGATTGGACGGGTAAGCATGGTAAGCCGATGGCTGACTGCACCGCGCTGTACTGCCGCAATCGCCTCAAGGATCGCCTCGCTGACTATGAAGATACGAGGCGGACGCCGGAAGAAGTAACCGCGTTGGGAAAACTGTTTGATTACGCGCTGGAAGAATCGAAAACGCTGACGGAGCAGCTTGCATTGCTCAATCGCATCCGCGATCTGGCCGAGGCCGACAGAGACGGGCGGCTGGTGGTGCTGCCGTGCAAGGTGGGCGATAAATTATACAGAGTGTTTTACGGAGAAATCTTAGAGCACCGAGTTGGGAGCATGAAATACTTCGCAATACAGGGAAAGTGGGACATTGAAACGTACCCGTTCTGCCCATGCGTGGAAAGTTCCATAGGGAAAACGGTTTTTTTGACCCGCGAGGAGGCGGAGAAAGCATTGGAGGGGATGAAGAAATGAGTAAAGCTGTTATGCTGAGCATCCGCCCGAAGTGGTGTGAAAAGATCGCCCGCGGCGAAAAGACGATTGAGGTGCGCAAGACACGCCCGAAGATGAACACGCCGTTTAAGTGCTATATCTACTGCACGCTGCCAAAATATCCGCACGAGGACTTCATCGCGACGAACTATCCAATGCCACAGTTTTACGGCGGCGGCAAGGTCATTGGGGAGTTTACCTGTGACCGGATTTACAAGATTGACAAGGATAGTACGGATTTTCTTTTTAAGGCCGGGGGACTATCCGTTTACAAGCAAGCTGCCGAAGAAAAGTGTGGCCTGTGTGTGGCTATGACAGGCGATGAGTTGCACGGCTATCTTGGACATTGCCAGGGCTACGGCTGGCATATCTCCGACCTGCGCATTTATGATACGCCGCGCAAACTGAGCGAGTTTACCGGGCTACGCAATACGAGATTTGGCGCAGCGCCATATGACATCAAGCGCGCGCCGCAGAGCTGGTGCTATGTGGAGGCGATGTGATGGGACGGCTGTGGGATTACTGCGCGTTCTGCGGAAAGCGCATCGAAATGGGCGAAAAGTGCTACGGCTTGCCAAACGGAGAGAGCGTATGTACAGATTGCTGTGTTGCAGAAAACGAGGGCGCGGCTGTATCCGACGGGGAGGAAGAACAGGAGGGTTAGTAATGGCTGAATTGAAACGATGCCCGTTTTGCGGCGGAGAAGCAATACTTGAAACAGTAGATGGCAACAGCCCGCAAGAGTGCTATATATACTGTCCAGAGTGTGATTTTGAAAGTGGCGTATATAGCGAACCCAAATTTATCGTCGAAAAGTGGAACAGGAGGGCTGAAAATGGCTGAATACATTGAGCGTGAAAAAACGGTTAAACTGCTCAGAAGTCTCGGTAATAGAGAATACCGCAAAGAAAAGGGAACTATTCAGGATGCAATCAAGATGATTTCCTACCCAGGGTATACGCCCACCGCCGACGTGGCCCCGGTGGTGCATGGGTGCTTCGAGCCGTGTTTTGACGAGAACGGTAATTGGCGGC